ATTTTCAACCATATCCAAAGAGAAAAAGTTAAAGAAGATGCTGTTTGCGTTATCAGTTTGTTGACGAAGACCTGGGCCAAATGTCAATTTTCTACCTGATTTACCGTCGATGTTGAAAGTGTTACCTTTGTCATCAACGTTGGTAGTTCCGTAAGCCAATGCTTTGTTTTTGTAGTCAGAGAACTCTTTTGCTACCAACCAGTCTTCGTAAGAAGATAACACAGTCATTGTAGTTTCGTTTCCTTTGTTGTCCAAAGCAGGGAAGCCCATCAAGATTGCGTAATCATCGATATCACCGGCAACTTTGTGGTCAATACGAATTGTTGACAACATACCACGTACTTTAGCAGTAGACGGACGTCTAACACCACCTTGGCTTCTAGATAAACCTCTAGCAGCAGGAGCGTACTCAACAGAGAATTTTTTACCTGGCAAGAACTCGTCAGAAGGAATTCCGTTTGGAGTTCCCCAACCTTCTACTGTGTAAGCAACATTGTCGCCTTCAGCTTCAGGAGTACGAATTACACGTACAGGATATTTTTCGTTTTTCTCACCAACGATAACTTCACCTTCGAAGAAGTAATCTTCACCGAAAATAAGTTCCATAACTGCTCCTCCAACAAGAACCGTAGTTCCAGCGTCAACAACAACTCCGTTCACTCTAGCTTCGATAAGCTGAACATTACGTCTTGAGTCTGCGATAATTTCGTAGTAGAAATCACTTAATGTGTCTACATATTTTACACCTAACTCTTCAAGAGTATCTTCTAAAGTTCTTCCAGAATAGATAGCGTTCAGCTTAACCATATTCTTTCTGATCTTCTCAGGCTGCGTTTTGTGAAGCGCTTTTAAAGTTGCTTCAGGGTCGAATAATGGGCCGTTCCAGTTTTTCAACTCGGTCATTTGCCATCTGTCTAGTTTCATAGTATTTACTTTTTATATAGTTTTGTTGTTTACTTTTATTGAAGCGTCATTCCGCTTTTAGAGCCTGATTGAGCGCTCCTGCTTAAATCTTCTTTATCTAAAGACCTAAGTCTATCTTCAAGTTTTCTAGCTGAATCGCTGCTAACTTGAGTTTTGATGTCTCCAAGATTTTTAAATCCGTTTGTGTTGATAAACAATGCGTTTAAAATAATCTCAGCTTCAACACCATTTTCTCTACGCCATTTACCAAATTGATTTAAAGGCTGTCCTTCCGGAGTTGTGTCTACTTGCGTAGTCATAAGTTTTAGAATCTCGCTCTTAGTTTCTTTAGTAAGCTTGATATCGCCCATTATGAATTCTTTTGCGTCGATTGTCTTTCTAACATCTTCGATAGAGGCTTGTTTTTCAACTTTTTTCTCCTCTACAGACGCGTTGTATGTTTCAACTTTTTTATTGTAAAGGCTTTGAATGGAATCTGCAGCGTCTTCTTTGTCTTTTTTAAGCTCGAAGCTTCTGTTAGCTAGAACGACTGCTTTGTCTTGATCCATTCCCGACTCGATCAAATCCATTACCATTATGTCAAATCTTAACTGACCTCCAGCTTCACTTTCATCGTTTAAGTCGTCAATGCTTATTGATTCAATCCAGCTTAACTCCTTTTGCATACTTTCGTATTCGTTTAAAGGAATTCCTGATTCAATTGAGTCCAGATATCTTTTTTGAGTCTCGCTTAGGTTAGAGTGTTTTTCAGACTCTATCTGCTTCATCACCAAATTCTTCAAATCCTCAAGAGAATCAACTTTTTCAAACCCTTCTAATTCTGAGGATAACACCCCTTCTTCTTTTAGATAGTTTGCAAAAACCGATATAGTCGAAGACGAATCATTAGATTCTGAAGAAGGGGCTATCTCCTCGTTTGTTTTTTCAAACTGCTTGTTTGCAAATTCTTCTTTTGGCTCAATTACGACTGGCGCAATTACTTCTTCTGCTTTTATTGGTTCTGTAACAACAGGGACTACTACAGCTTCTGTTACTACTTCTTCATTTTTAACTTCAATATCTCCTAATGTTAGGAATAAATCGTGGTCCATCTTGTCTATGTTTTAAAGGTTTTGCATTACAAATCTATCTCTAGTATATGATGGATTAATATCATATATGGCTATAATGCGGAACTGAGTTTCTAAATCCTCGCTTTAGTTTTAGAAGCTGACACTTTCAGCTTTTCTATCTTCTCTTTTTCTCTGTTGTTTCTGATACGTTCATCTAAGTCTAACATCGACTGCATAGAGTCACTGGAAAGCTTGTCGTATTCCAGATTCATTTTTCTGTCTTCTAGGTCGTATTTGCGAGCTTCAGGATCTGCTTCAGAAACTTCTTCTATTCCAGCATCAAGAGCCATTCGCTTAGTTAGATTATCTTGGTCTACTTTGTATTTGTCAGCTTCAAGATTATCGTTGTGATGACGTTCAATCATCTCTTGATTAGCTTGAGCTTGCTGTTGAATAGCTTGAGCATTTTTATTATCAGATTCTAATTGAGCTTGTTGCGCTTGTTCTTTTCGCTTCATCAAGTCTTCTTCTCCTTTTTCTATGATGCGCTGTTTCTCGCTTAAGCTACTTGAGTTGTAGATTTTAAATACATCGCTGTATCTAATTGCCTGAGTCTGCATTGCCGCCTGAGTAAGGCCATCCATCATTTGCTCTATTTTAGATAAATCAGTTTCGTTGTCAACTAGAATTCCATACTCTTCATTAGAAAACTCGTCATCTATTTCGAAGATTTGATTCACATAATCATCGCCGATAAATTGGAACTTAGCACTAGAGCCTTTATAAGCAACCTTACACAGCTCCAATAGCATTGTAAGAACACGTTTTTTAACGTTGTCGTGAATCTTGAATCTTTCATTTGTAATATAGCTTGATTGTGTTACGGCTCTTTCAACACCCCCAACCGTTTCTCTGTTTTGGATATCTCCTAACCTCTGTGGCGGAACCCCAACAATTCTACCCATTTGCTGTTCAACATAATTTAAGATGTTGATTTGTTGTTGGATGAAGTCGCCAAGTTGCTGATTAATGCTTTGGCCCGAATTAGGAATACCACCGGCAAGTTTACCTGTAGCCATACCTTTATTTCCCTCCTTGAAACTATCTTTTACGGCTATACCAGCTTTCTTGGCGAAGAACATCCATTTATTTAAATCCCATCCTGGAGGAAGACTTGCTAAATCCACAACAACTAAGCTTCCGAAGAATTTACTCATTGCATCTTGCATTCTATGAAACGTAGCGTCGTACATCAATTGATATGGAAATGCCATATCCATCATAGAGGACGCTTTGTATGAATTGATGCTGTAAATTTGACCTATGATTCCTGGGTGATTGTATCCTGGATCGTCAAATTTATTGTATTGAATGTCTCTTGGTTTGATATAAGGATATATTCCGTCTCCGATTTCAACACCTTCCCACCATTGAGATACCCAGTAGTCTTCAGCCTCTTCACCTTCTTCGGTTTTTGGTACGTAAGTTTCTGATTGATAGTCGTAAACAGGTTTCCCTGTTTTTTTATCGTATGATTTTACGCGTTTAATTAATTTTCTGGATTTCCAAAACAGTCTAATTACTCTGATGTTTCCTTCTGAGTCTGATATCTCTGAATGTCCGTTTGAAAAATCAGAACCCATTCCTTTTGGTAAACTAACATAATCTCTCATCATCTCTCTACGAGCTAAGTTGATTCCGTGTTCATCTCTATCTAGGTCAGAACCGTCGCTTCCGGAAATCTTCTGAGTAGCTTCGTCAATCCATTTAGTATCAGCTTCAGATAAGTATCTATAATATCTATCTTGAATCATTCCTGGCGCTTCGTAGGCGTAATTGATAATTACATCAGCGTCTTCATATCGATTGCTGTTTCCAGACCGAACAACAAATGTTGTTTTCTGATCCATCTTCTCGATACTTGGGCGATTATTAAAAACATCGCCTATGTAAGCTTCTTCGGAGTTTAGTAAAACGTCTTTAAACCCAGCATTAAATTTCATCTTCAAGTCAAGCTCTTTGATGTAATGTCTAAGCAATAAATTTGCCCGTTTCTCTCTAATGTCTTGGTATTCAAACTTTACGTAGTAGTCAAAAGCTTTCAACTGGTCCGTAGCTTCTTGTTCGTTAATCCCAGGGTCGGTAATAATTTCTTGAATTTTCTTTTCAAACATCTTACGCTTGTCAATCTCTATTTTAGAGATAGCGTTTGGATTTGTCAAAATAGCTTTCCATTCAAACCTACGATCAAACTCCTCTCCAATAAGCACGTTTAAATAAGGCGCTGCAATTGGGTGATGCTGAATATTAGTAGGATATGCGAATTTTTTTAGCGCATTTGGATTTAGTAAAGTCATATATTCTTTCACATCTATTCTTCCTAGATACGATAATACATTTCTTTCCTTTCTAGCAACAGAAGTTCTGATTTGAGAATCGTCCGAATAGATTGCGTTTTTAGCCCATCCGAAATGATCTTCTTTCCATTTCTTGCCTTTGGTAGCAAACTTTTTTTTCTGTGAAGGAAATGCTTTGATACTCATTATGTATATATTTTTTAGTTTTTGTAGTTGCTTTCGAAGTTTTCGTATTGTTCTTCGCCCTCTGGATTGCCATAGTTCTCTCTAACAAAATCATCTTCCTCTATGTACTCATCTTTAGCATCTTCCTTATCTCTAGACTCGGTTAGCCTTAAGCGTTCTTGTCTAAGAATCATTACCATATCCATTGCCGAAACTCTATCAAAGTTGCCGTCAATGTGATACTCGTAAATTTCTTCTAAGTATCCTAAAGACCGTATTTTTCTAAGCTGTGGAACTTCAACTGATTCTCCTTCTGCATTTACAGACTTATGAATACTTCTGTGCCAGCTTTTTTGAAGACGCTTACCATCTGCGATAATAAAGCTAGTCGTCCTAGTTCCTTTTGCTTGGTTCCCCATCGGAGCTTGCTTTGTTTCCTCTACATCTTTTAGATATCTAGGGGCATCGCAGAGCAAGTACAGTGAATTTTTTCCGTTGAAATACCCAAACAACCCTTTTATATTATTCTCGTAATTACCAACTGCATTGTAAAACAAAAGCAGTCTTCTACATACTTCATAAAAATCTTCTGCTAATTCTGGACGCCCAGTATACTCGGCTACAATCTCATCTGTCCAAAGGTCGAATACGAAAATACTTGCCAACGATCCGTTTGAAACATAGTCCGCGTCAACAGGGTCAATTCCCGCGATATACCTGTATTGGAAAGGTTTGTTGATTGAGTGATCTATCTGCGGTAAAGCAAATATCTCCACAGCCCCCTCCAGATTAGTCTTATCTGACTTATACTTTCGTATGGGAATTTTATCAAAATTAGTTTTGAATTCAACTTTGCCCTCGCTTTTTATAACCAAGTCGCCTACTAAATGCGCCGAAGTAAATCTATCTTCATTGACTCTACATTCTTCCAAATAATCTCTAATCTCTACGGTGTCGAAAGTTGAACCGGTAGACTTCATTATAGCTTCTTGAGGCGTCACAGGGTTTTCTGCTATATTTTGAGTTATTGTAGAAGTCTCTTTAGAGTTATATTTAATATGAACTCTATTTTTTATTAATGTAACAAGACTGGCCACGACATCGCTATTTCCACTTCCGTCCATACGCCCTTTCATATTTAAATAGCTTGCGTGAAAGAATCCGCATCTGCTTCCTGCCTTGGTGTGTTTATCAAAAACATTAGGAAGCCCGTAAACATTGTATCCTCCAGGGCTGTAAAATAATTCCCGAAGACCAGCAAAGGCGGCGCCTTCAGTTCCTCCTGTTCCATAAGCATTCATCAGTCCAAAAACATAACCACCCTCTTCTTCAACAGATGGACGTCCAATGTTCCAGGCTTTGATAGAGTTGTCAAACTTACCGAACTCTTCCCATTCAATTAAAACCGCACGCTTACCACGCGCTTTTTCATGATCGTTGTTAAGCGTAACTCCCATTACTTGATTGTGAGTTCCTTTCTCGATGCCAGACTCTTTGTCTTTGTATCCCATCATCCAGTGCATATTTATCCAAGAGTTTTTAAGCTCACGAATTGCAGGAAATGGCGTATGTTGCGCGCAGAAATCTATTACGTCTACGAACTTATTTAGAATACCATCTTTAGTTAAGTATTCCTTTTCGTTTGCAATAGCTAAGCTTACTACGTTTCTTTTTGCGTCAGCGCTTTCACCGATTACAAAATTTCTTCCAAGCTTAGAACCTCCTTTAAGCGAGTAACCAGCTCCACGTTTTTTAAGCGTAACAGTGTGAGAACCGTTATCACGCGCTCTGTCTAGGTAATGAAAGAACAAATAATCTCCGTCGTAGAAATCAGGAAGTCCCTGTATACGGTCAGCTCTTTTAGAACCTTTCCGCTTTTTAGACTTCATAATAGGCGAGTAGTTCAGGTAAAAATAAAAGTATCCTGTTATCCATTCTCCGTCAGATTCTCGAACGTAACCGTCCCAGCACCTACGCATTTCTTCGTCCCAAAATAATCTGTAATCGCTGAATGGATTTCGACTTGGCTTTAGAAGAGTATAAACTCCGTGTTCTTCAAAGTGAATAGCCGATTGTCTGAAGTAATCCATATCTTCTAATATGTGCGGATTAGTTATATCTACACGAATCATTCCTTTTGGATCCTCAGTTCTCTTTTCATCTAGCTCGTCGTTGTTTGGATCTAGCCAACGCTTTAGGTCTTTTGAGTATAATCTATCTGGGGAAATTAGATTCTGCACAAATTGTATTGAAGAAATATATTCCATAAACATATTGCGCTCCTCTTTGTTGAGAGAATCAATAAGCTCTTTGTTTATTTCTGTATTTACCGAGTTAGTTAAAGTGTATTCACTCATAATTATTACATATCCTCGTATGTAGATTTAGTTTTGCTTCCTTTGTTTAAGTTGACCTCGGCTTGGCCTTTAACGTATTCTTTTTCTGCTTTGTTAAGCGCCTCCATAAGTGACGGGACTAGCTTTGCCGTTTCTATGATTTGTTTTAAATTGTAAACAGGCTTTCCCATCTTGTCTTTTTCTCCAAGGTCTATGGCCTTTAGTTCAGTTCTGATTTTCTGAACCATAGCGTAGGTGTCTTTTAGTAATCCTGAAGACATTGTTTCTGAACGCTCTAAAAAAGTATTACAGCAGTCTGTAATATAATTATCAGGCTGCCATCCCGCAGGAAGATTGGTGTGCTTTATTACTTCTAAAGACCGCTCAGCTTCGTCTGCTTGCTGCTGAAAGTCAGAAGAAGCCTCGTGCATAAAGTAGATGTACGCTAATTCTTTTAGAATAAGATTCTCATTTCCCTTGCGATCAACGTAAAGGAAATTAAAGTCTCTTATTAACAGAATCTCAGGCTCAATGATTACATTGAACCCGTCTTCGCAACTAAATAACTTCATCTTCGAATCCTATTAAATCGTTAAGCTGATGATTTGTTTCGTATACCCAGACTATATCTCTTTGGTCGATCATAATGTAATCGTGGCCGTCTATATTATGAATAGGCACGTCGATATATTTTGTATACTGTCCATCAGGAGCAACTTCGTTTGTATCACGCACGTTTGTAAATCTTCTGAAGTCTATTTTAACTAACTGACCTACTTTGAAATTCTCTTCAGCGTTTTTTCCGACACTGACAATTTCCTGTTCGTTAAAAACCACACGCACCATTCCCGGCGCCTCACCTTTAAACTTTTCATCTCCTTCAAGGTCTAGTTGCACTAAATTCATGCTAGCTAACTTGTTTATCATTTTTGGGCGAACTGCTTTAGTCATTACAAATGAAAAAGGAACTTTTACTCCAGGCGTCGGCGCTCTAATTTCATTTCGTCTAGCTTTATTGTGTTCTTCCAGTTTTCTGTCTTGATTCGCAAAATCAGATTTCTTTTCCATTAAGAACCCAGCATCAACGAACAGTCCGTTAGCACTTTTAATCATTCCTTCTTTAATCATTGCCTTTGCAGGCATTTTTAAATTTTCCATATTTTTAATTTATAAAGCGTAGCTTTAGTTTTTATTTATTTTTTTTAAGCTCATTTGCTTTGATGCACAAGTATTTTTTATAGTTCGGAACCATAAATCCTAATCCAGGTATTTTTAATATTGGTACATTTTTCGAAAAGTCTTCAGAAGAAAGGATTGCATCTCCGGCTAATTGAGGTTCTTCTATTTTTCCTTTCATGTATTTAAACAGAACGCTTATAGACTCTTCAACTACGCTTTCAGGGACTCCTAATTCAAAGCTAACTTTAGTTATTTTCTTTTCCTCTAATGTTTTTCTAATTTTCATATCTTTCTAGATTGCTACTTTTGGCATTACGATATCAATAGAGTACGTGAATTTAAAGCTTTCGAACGGTCTTTGAATAGCTGGTACTATTCTTTTGTTGACGCTCTTTCCGATAATCAAGTCTTTCTTTCTTAAGATAGCTAGATTATTATTGAACGTGTAGATTTCAAATTTAAGCTCTTCTCTCATCTTTTTACGATTCTCCGAAGAAAATAAAAAGAAATCTATCATTGCTTTATCCGACGTTGTTTCAGATATTAAATGCCTGTGATATAAAATCTTCGCTAGAAGATCTATCTCTTGCTGTCTTAGTCGAAGAAACGGCTGGAGCATATTAAGCCATAGCTTAAAAAACTGCTCTTCGGTTACTCCGACACTCTGGATGTTCTGATTCATTTAGTTTAAATTAATTATTGACACTGTTTTGCAAACATATATTCTATTTCCTTTTGTGAATTGACCAAAAGCGGTAAGTATTAGTTCTGAGCCTAGAACATAGTCGCTTAGCTTGTTGTTATTTCGCATAAAATTGTTTATTAATTCTTTTTCAGATAAGTCATAAGCTTTCTTAGTGAACAGGACGTTTCTAAAATTGTCCTCGTTCAGTAGGTAGTTTTCTGTTATCTGCTTCCCGGTCATCCAAGTATCTTCTTCCATTTTCTTCTGTATAAAGCTCTTCCCAGAGATTAATATTTGTTTCTATTATGTCGGTGTTTCCACATTCTCCGCAATAACAGTTTATTGTTTTAGGTATTACAATCACTTTAAGTGATAAGCAGTGCTGACAATAGAATA